ATTTACGTAAAAGAGTTTATAATATCGAACGATTAAAATATAATTAGATAATATTTTATATTATATATATATATATGATTCAATACATAGTATGGTTTTGGAATAAATTAAAATTATATATTTATCCAATAAAATTAACAGATATATCAGATTTATTATTAAATTGTGAAGAATCAATTCAGGAATTAAAAAATTTACAAAAAGATAATTTTATAGAATCAAATGTTCAGCTTTTAAAAAATATAACTAATATAAATTTATCAGAAACGTTTGAACCTAATAAGGTATTAAAGATAATAGATAAAGAAATAGATTACATGAATAAAAAGGTAGAAATATTGGGTTTAGAATGTAATGACGTTATTATTAATACTAATTTAAATACACTCAAAACTAATTTTAATCAAATATGTTATATTATAGAATTACAACAAATTCTGGAATGGCAAATATTGAAACCTAAAGATGAACTGATTCATAAATTAATAAAGGATAGTGAAGAAAATAATATATCATATAATGATAATATATTTAATAAACTATATGACTATTTTTTCTTTAGTATTAAAAGAGAAATATAATCTATTTAAAAATAAAATTGATAATATTATCAACTTTTATAATTATTAAGTATGAATCGGATACTAGCTAAAAAATTTTTTAATCGAGTATTAATTTTTAATAGAAATTATTCAACTAAAGGAAGTGATATTATTTACCAAAAATTATTAGAACATAATGTTAAAAATACTTGGATATATTCAGGTGGGAGTGTAATGCCTATTATTGATAAATTTTACAATGGAGATATTAATTATTATGTTAATAGCCATGAACAAAATTGTGGACATGCGGCTACTGGATATGCTAAATCTTCTGGTAAAACTGGTGTATGCATTGTTACTAGTGGTCCTGGAATTACTAATATGATTACACCTATGCTTGATGCTACTAATGATAGTACACCACTTATAGTTATTAGTGGTCAAGTAGCCAAAACTGCAATTGGTACAGATGCTTTTCAAGAAGCACCTGCAGTAGAAATAAGTAAAAGTGTAACTAAATGGAGTTATTGTGTTAAAGATGTTTCAGAATTGCCAGAAGTTATGGATAAGGCTTTTTTAATAGCAAATGATAAAAAAAAAGGTAGTGTTCATATAGATATTCCAAAATGTGTATCTAATGATGACTATTTTCATTCGGATAGTGAAATTGAGTCTCCCAAAATATCCGTTTTACCTGAAATTGATAATAATCATGTAAACAAAATAGTGGATATGATAAATAATAGTAAAAAACCAATATTATATGTTGGACAAGGTTGTGTTGAAGCTTACCAAGAATTAAGAGAGTTTGCAATAAATGGTAATATTCCGGTTACTACTACTATACATGGAAATGGCATTTTTGACGAGTCCCATCCATTATCTTTACGATGGTGTGGTATGCATGGCAATCCAGCCGCAAACTATAGTCTACAAGAAGCTGATTGTATTATTGCGTTAGGTTCTAGATTTGATGATAGAACTACTGGATTAATTTCAGATTACGCACCAAAGGCACGACAGGCTAGTGAAGATGGCACCGGTGGTATAATTCATGTAGATATAGAACCTAGACAAATAGATAAGGTAATTAAATCGGATTTATTCATTAATGGTAAATGTCTTGATTTTTTAAGATTAGCTAATCCACTAATTAAATATAATTCTAGAAAGGATTGGATAAATTTTATTAATAAAAAACAGAATGAACATCCATTTGATTATAATAAGAAAGAAACTAAATTACTAAAAATGGAGGAGGTATTAATAGAATTAAATGATAAAACTAAAAATAAAGATGTTGTATTTACTACTGGTGTAGGAAATCATCAAATGCAGTGCTATCAATTTATTAAATCACAGTATCCTAAAAAAATTATATCTTCGGGTTCATTAGGTGTTATGGGTGTGGGTTTACCTTATTCAATTGGTGTACAAATAGCTAATCCAGATAAATTAGTTGTAAATTTTGATGGAGATTCTAGTTTTAATATGACGTTAAGTGATTTAAAAACTGTAAAAGAGCATAATTTACCTATTAAAATAGCTATAATGAATAATTCTGCTCAAATGATGGTAACTATTTGGGAAAAATTATTTTTTGAAGAAAGATATACTGCTACTATTAATAAATCAAATCCAGATTATACTAAATTAGCTGAAAGTTATGGTATACAAGGTATCAAATGTAGTCACATTTCTGATTTAAAAAAAACTATAGATTATTTTATCAATTATGATGGTCCAATATTATGTGAATTTGAAATAGAGAAAAATATATGTCTTCCATTAGTAGGTCCTGGAAAAGCATTAGATGATATGATATTATTTAATGATTATAAAAACGAAAATAAAATTAATCTATCAGGTGATGCACCTTCATAATTCTTCTAATATTTCTATTAATAATTCTTGAAGGCAAAAAGATTTAGCTAAATCTAATTTTTTTAGTTCATTTTTATTATTTATATTAATTGGAATATGATTTAGATTAACACCATTATTTTTTGGAAATTCTTCATTAGTTCTTACATCTATATTATTTTTAATTTTATTTTTTAAATCTTCAAGTGGTAATTTAATTATGGTGTTAATTAATATTAATCCTTCTTCTATTATTTCACATTCATCATTACATTTTATTTCATCCAAAATACATATATCTTTCTCTAAAGTAATTCTATATTGGTATTCATAATGTTTATCTTCTTTGAAAGGGTATGAATAAAAAATATTATTTTTAATACTAAAATCAACCTCTTGTTCCATACTTAAATTTTCATCAGTTTCTAAATCTATATAATCAATATTAGACATATGTGATTATATAGAAAATACTTTATATATTTTTACGCATAAATTACACCTAGTTATAGAGTAATTATAATTATTTATATTTATTTAGTTTAGTATACATATCGTGTATTGGATGATTTATAAAATCTTCAATATATTTTGACTCCTTTGGTACATTAGGTTTAAATAAATTCACATTATTTATATTTTGAGTATATAAATAGTCAAATCTAGGTCCCCACTTACGAGAACCAAGACGTGCAGTCGTGGAACAATTATCTATCATATAAGATATACCTTTTTGGTATAGATATGGATTTAAAGAATCGACGGCTTCTATAATAGATTCATTAATTATTTCAGAGTAACTATGATTATTTTCAATTAATATATCTATTTGTGCCATCATTGTAGAAATATAAATACTAGCTGTTATAGGATTAATATTTTCGTTTTTCAAATTATCTCTATATTGTTTTTCTAATAGCCAAACATCAGTAGTATCTATATTACCTAATGGATATTTATCCAATCTTTTTCCTGCCATAATTACACTATTAATTTCATTACCAGACTTTACTTCGTCATAAATTTCTTGTAATAATTCTTTTGCTAAAGGATAAAATTTATGATAATATGATTCAAATATACTCCTATTAGAAATATCCATATCTTGGTAAACATTTAAAATTCCATTATTTGAAATATAGTTATTAATCGTCCCAGTAATATTATATGCAGATTCTTGATACGCCCTTTTTTTAGTTAATCCTGTGTTATATAATATCCGAAATAAAGATTCGCTAATACCATAAATACCCCCTAATAATACACCCCTTTCACCAAATATATCTGATATATATTCTTCTCTCATTGTGGTTTTAAATATATATGGAGAACCAATACCAATAGCCCATGATAATGCGTGGTCTGTAGCTAATCCATTTACATCCTGATGAATTGCCACACTAGAATTTATGCCAGAACCCAATAAATATTTATCTCTTAGAGTTGGACCCATTCCTTTTGGTGCAACCATAACAACATTAATATTATCTGGAAATGATGGTAACTCTTTATGTAAATCGAAGTATCCCAATAGAAATCCATGAGATAATCCTAATGTACTACCAGGTTTAATATTTTCAAATAATTTTTGATGCGTTTCTACTTGAGCGACGTCAGATACTAAATATAATATCATATCAGATTCAGATACAACTTTGTACATTTCATCTAAAGTATTAGATTCTTTAGTAAAATTATGGCTATTTGCTTTTGAAATAGAATTAGAATTTTCTCTTAATCCTATAGAAATATTAATATCTGTATCTTTTAAAGAGTCTCTTAGATTTAAAGCTTGTGAAGGTGCTTGCGACCCCCAACCAATTATACCGATTTGGTTAATATCTTTAAAACCATATTTTAATACTGGATGCAAATATTTGCCACCTTTTACTATTACTTCATTTTTGTTATTTAAATTAATAGTTTCTGTATTAAATATATTTGTAGAAAAACCTCTTAATATAGGATTAATATTTTTATTAATTATGTGTCTTGCTAGCATATTTAATAAAAATAAATATTAAATAAATATCAATTTTATTTATTTTCTCTTAGAAGATTTTTTTTTATATTTTCGTCCTTTTTTTTTACTTCTAGGTTTGTATTCACTACTATTAAGTTGAATTGTATTTTTTATTCTATTCGTTGTATTTTTTAATAGTTTTAACGAATTCGATTTTAAATTTGTTATTATTTCTTCGCTTGATTTCAATGTTACTACTAATATTTTGGATGATTTTTTTACTAATCCTGATGCAGTTTTACCTATTATCCCACCTACATTTGCTATTGATAAAACTATATGATATACGCCTTTTTGTGTACCCTTTACTAAATATCCTGCGGTACCACCTATTATAGGTATTTTTTTAATAGGTTTACCTAATGTTCCTAATGTTTGATTAGTTAAATCGCCGATATTTTCACCAACATTTTTTAAAGTATACTCCATATGTAATCCCAATTCATTAGCAGTGTCTCCGATATTTTCAACAATATCGGTAATACCCCTACCTAAATTAATTATAGTCTTTAATAATCCACTACCTAATATATCTATAATATCTGTAGTATGATTTAAACTATTATTTATTAATTTAAGTGAACGTTTTTTTGACACACGCTTTACCATTATAATATATATGTATATTTAAATATACATTTTATTACACCTTTGAACATTTAAAACGCCGACCTAATCCAAATATTTTTTAGGTGTCCTTTTTCTCGTTGATGATCTTTTTACATATTTTTCACTTCTATCATATGCTCCTTTTATTAGATTTTTATAAATATGTATTGGTATTTCATCTAATACATATTTTACATTATTAACTAATTCATCATATATTAATCCTTTTTTCTTTTGTAATCGTGATTTCAATACATTAAAATATCCCTCTATGGCATTTGTATAATGTTGATATGGAACAGCATATAATAAATTATTATTCTTTTTAATTACATCCTTTACAAGTTGATTTCTATGACTACTCGCATTATCTAAAATGATTAATTTATTTTTATATTTTACATTTATAAACTTGTTAATAAAATCAACCATTCTATTACTATCAATACCTCCTTTTTTATATACCTCATATCCAATAACACCTTTTGAAGAAATAGAAAATATCCCAGTATATTTTTTGAAAACTTCTTGACTTTCAGTTTTCACTACACACCTTTTCCCTAATTCTTCATAACATTTTCTTCTAATCATAAATGAGTTTAATGATGTTTCGTCAATACAAATAATATCATTCAAGTTATATTGTTTTACCTTACTATAAAACTCTTTGATTTGATTTTTAATTACAATAGGTTTTTTATATCTTGTTTTTGGATCATGTCGTAATCGTGTTTGTTTTAGTGTGATATTAATATCTCTTACAACTCTACCTAAATGAAATCTTGATAATGTTATATCTGGATATTTAGTTTTTAATTTGACTAACAATTCATCAATTGTTATAGTTTTATTTTGTTTGAGTTGTTGCTTTATGAATGAAATATGACTATTACTAATTTTATATTTGTAGATAAATCTAAATCTACTATCTCATTTAAACTTCTTTCAGAACAAGTAAATATTTTAAAAGTTTGCACTTGGTTTTAGAATGAGATAAATAGTATTAAACTACTGATAATGTATAATCCCTACTTTTATGGTTAAGCATTATAATAATTCATCAAATTATAAAAAATTGATTTAAATACTTTATTTATACTTATATAAATCAGTATGTCTTTTGAACAATTCACAAGTAAAATAGATAATTTAGAAAAAGAAAATAAATCTATATTGGATAAAAACGAAGTTTTAGAAAAAGAAAATAAATCTATATTGGATAAAAACGAAGTTTTAGAAAAAGAACAAATATATTCATTGGTTAAAATAAATATTTTAACCAAATATAGCAAAAAAAATTTAGGAGAACGAGATGAGATTTTATCGCAATTAGATCTATATCATATTAATGAAACAAATCAAATTGATAAATTAATAGAGATATTTGGAGAAGAAGCATCCGAAGGTATAAGCATTCTTAATATAGATACGGATGAAATAGTAGATATAAATAAATTATCAAAGACATCTAGTAGTTACAAAGCTGATTGTAAAATAAGAATGAAAAAAACAGGAAACATTTATTGTTCATCAATAAAATCTACAAATTGTGCTAATCCCAGCATCATAAATTCCACAAGCCGAAGCAAATTTTATAATAATGTAGAATTGAAGGAATATATTCCAAGTCTCGATGCACTTGTATGTCAATATTTAGATGATCCAGATAATAAAAGTAATAATAAGTCAGAAGTTGATAGAAGATTAACTGATTATAAATTAAATGATAAACAAAAAGATGATATCGTAAGGGTCATAGCTTATTTTATGTTTGAAGGAACGGGAACAGGTTTTTCCGAAATTCAAGCAAATTCCATTATAGAATACAATAATGATAAACTAATTTTCAGATGCTGTGATACAGAAGATAAGAAAAAAGACTATGTGTTAGAAAATTGGGACCGTTATATCATATCTATAAGAGGTCATCAATTACAAAAATCGGGTAAGATTAGATGTAATGGACTTAAACTCGAACTAGAAGAACATGATAAAAAATGGGTATGTCACTATATAAAAAATGGGGAAACATTTCCAAGAGGAGCGATAACAATTAGATTAAAAACATAATATGATCTATTCAATTAAATGATGTATGATTAATTATCTGTTTTCCAATAATTTCAGTAAATATAGTTGGAATAGTATTACCAAGCATCTTCCATTTTTCATTTTTCGTTCCTACAAAATCATAATTATTAAACCCCTGTAACTTTAATCCATCATCAATTGTCAACCTATATTCTTTATCATCTACCCAATAACCGTCCCAATTATGTCTATCATCAATTGGTGAATGTTTTCCACCACATCTTAGTGTATAAGCAACGTCTTTTTTAAAGTTTTGTCCAAGATAATCAGTAAGTGTAGTATTTTTTTTATACTTACTAAGTTCAAAGAAATTATCCAAATTATTCACTTCAATATTTTTAAACCCAACTATAAATAATCTTTTTCTCATTTGTGGGATTCCATAATCACTACATTTTAGAACCTTATAAACAACATTATATCCTTCCTTTTCTAATTCTTCTTTAATTTTAGCAAAACTTTTACCTTTATCATGATTCAAAAGAGCTTGGACATTTTCTAATATCACAACTTTTGGTATATTTGTTTTTACAAATCTCATTACTTGTGAGAACATAGTTCCTCTACTATCCTTAAATCCTTTATGATGTCCTGCTTGTGAGAATGGCTGACAAGGAAACCCAGCACATAGTATATCGTATGATTCAATACTGGATGGTTCAATATCACAAATATCACCTAAAGCATCTATATTGTAATTTTTTTTATAATTTTCTTTTGCTGGTTTATAAATATCAGAAGCCATAACACATTTAAATCCTAACTTTTGAAATGAATAATGAAATGACCCCATTCCACAAAATAGATCAATGTATTTTACTTGATTACTTTGGTTTTCTTGTGGTTGCATTGTGTCTGTATTTACAATTACTTCTTCATTTTCAACAATCAATTTTTTATAATTTAATTCTTTTATTTTTTCTTCTACTGCTTTATCTACAAGTGCCTTAATTTTATCAGCATTATTTTCACAAGGAGTTTTGCGTCTATTATGAGAATCATAGTGAGATTTTTGAGAAAATCCTTTTCCACATCGTTCGCATGAATATTTAACCATTTTCGTTATATATTGTTAATA